GGTCAGCGCGATCCGCACCGCATCCTTGCGAAATTCATCCGTCCTGACTGTGCCCATGGTTCATCTCCTTTGCTGCACATTACGCTATCAAAGGAGCGGCACCAAAGCGCGACAAGACCAGAGGCTGTCTTCAAGGAAGATCGCTTCGATACAGTACTCACCGGCCTCGGCATCGTCTCGACCAAGTGGCAGCTTGAGACGCCGATGATCTTCAAGAGTAGCCAGACGCAGGCACATGGACGCAAGGCGACGTTCGAGCCTGGCTTCGGCTGCAAGCTCGCTGACGCGGTCGAAGCATCGTGTTCCGCCTATCCGTTCTTTGAGCGCAAGACCGTCACAACGAGCAGTGGAAACGAGATTGAGCTTTTCGATGGAGGTTACGTCGCGAACAATCCAGCATTGTACGCGCTTGCTGACGCTGTCGGGCCTCTTGGGTTCTCTCCTGCCGACTGCCGCGTTCTAAGCATCGGCTGTGGCCAATATCCGGAGCCGCGATACTCGTTCTTCGAACGGACGAAACGTCGCTTCTGGCTGGTGCAACTTCTCCAGAAGACACTCGAAGTGAACACCGCATCGATGGACCAGCTTCGGCAGTTGCTCTTCGCTGATGTGCAGACGGTGAGGGTGAGTGACACGTTCGACAAGCCTGAGATGGCCACAGATATGTTCGAGCACGACCTGAAGAAGCTCAACATTCTCCGTCAGCGAGGCGAGCAATCGTTCGGTCGCCTCGAGAAAGATATTCAAGCAGTTCTATTGAGTTAGGGAATATTCATGGCGATACCTGAAAACCAGCTGGAAACGTGGTCTCACCAAGGCTCCATTGCCCAATCCGCAGCAACCTACGCTGCAATCAAGAAGGTGCTGGAGGACCCAAAAGCTCCCTACGCAGGGAAGAACTACCGCATTTTTCTCCAGGGCTCATACGGTAACGACACGAACATCTATGCCGACAGCGACGTCGATATCGCGATCTGCATAACGTCGTTCAACTACTACAACCTCGACAACCTATCCGACGCCGAGAAGGAAACTTTCAACGCGGGCCTCTCGCCTGGGAAGTATTCCTTCAAAGAGTTCAAGGCCGAGTTATTCGCGTGGCTCCAGGCGAACTTCGGCGCTGGCGTGAAGCAAGGGAACAAAGCCATCTTCGTGCCGGGCAACGGTGCACGTCGTGATGCCGACGTGCTCCCCTGCTTCGAGCACCGCCAGTATATGTCGTTCGCCTCCAGAGCTACGGCCACGTATCGCGAGGGCATTTGCTTCTGGACGAGCAAGGATTACAAGATCGTCAACTACCCTGACCAGCACTCAGACAACTGCACTACGAAGCACAAGGGAACGAGTTCTCGCTTCAAGCCGAACGTCCGCATGATGAAGAACATCCGCAACAAGATGGTGGATGGTGGTTACATCAAGGACGGTACCGCTCCTTCGTATTTCTTGGAAGGGATGCTCTGGAACGTCACGAACGGCGAGTTCAGCTCGAACTACCAGGAGACCTTCCTGGCATCGATGATCTGGCTCGAGAAGAGCGATCATTCGAAGCTGAAGTGCGCGAACGGGTACCATTGGCTGGTCCGAGACGGACATCAGGTCTGCTGGAACCAAGGTGATTTCGATTCCTTTCGCGCTGGTGCTTTGCAGTTCTGGCAGGATTATTGATTAAGGTTCCATTTTGTAAAGGCTACGCGGATACACCCAAGCATGCGGGCCGTGACCGGCAATAGACAGCGCGCCCCAGATTTTGAGTTCCGCGAAAACCCAGCCGAACGGCAGCAACGAATGTCGGAAATGACGACGACGAATGTGGTATGTCAGCACACTGTACCCGTTCGGTCATGCCGTCACTGCTCTTGCACTCAAGACACACTTGACAAGTTCCCGATTTGGTAACACGTAAGGAGGACAAGTTCCCGCACGGGGAACATGATGAGGTGGCATGCGGATCCTGTCGAGACGAACACTTGTTGAGTACTGGACCAAGCATGCGGCAGCGAAAGCCCCGCTGCTGTTCTGGTACGCTGAGGTCGAGCGGGCCCAATGGGAGCGCCCGCAGGACTTGAAGGACATGTTTGGTAGTTCGGTGGACTTCGTTGGCGACAGCAGGGTCGTGTTTGACATCGGCGGTAACAAGTTTCGACTGGTCGCCCGCATTGTTTACGGACCGTACTACCGTGTGATGATCAAGTTCGTGGGAACCCACGCAGAATATGACAAGATTGACGTAACCAAGGTCTAAGTAAATCAGGAAGAAACAAATGGAACTCCGCGCCATTCGAACCGATGAAGATCTGGATTGGGCACTTGCGGAAATCGAACAATACTTCGATGCACCGCCTGCGCCTGGAACGGAAGAAGCCGATCGCTTCGACATCCTGACCGATCTCATCGAAGCCTACGAGAACCGTGAATACCCCATCGAAGCGCTCGATCCTATCGAGACGCTCAAAGTCTTCATGGACATCAAAAAGAAGAAGCAGAGTGATTTGGCCGAGCTTGTTGGCGGCAAGCCACGCGCCTCTGAAATTATGAACCGCAAGCGTCCGCTAACCCTGCGCATGATTCAGAAGATCAACACCAGCTGGAAAATCCCGGCGGCCTCTCTGATCACACCCTATCACCTCGAAACCAACGGTGAGGGGGCCTAACCCCCCTCCCATGGTTCCTCCCCGGGCCTTTGCGTATACGGGGGGGCGCAGCGCGCGACTTTTCTAGCGACTGGCTTTTTCACCGGGGAATCCACCCGGAAGCCAGTCTTGCTGTCTCGACAGAAATTCTGACTCATATTCAATCACTTGGGTGCGCGGCCCACTAGCAAGGTGGATTCCTCGATGGAATCCAAGGAAGCCATCCCGCGGAATCCACTGCTCCCTGAAGCCACCTCTGGAAGCCATCTGCGCAGCAGCCCACCAGAACACATTGATTCAGCGTATAAAAATGGATTGACATTTCTAGCCCCATTGACGTACCCCTTGATCATCGAAGAATTGCGCCCGGAGGAGACCCTCGCGGGCGTTTCGTTTTCCTGACATCGCGGATCGCAAATCCTGACGCCTGAGGGCGGCCACAGGATATTGCGCACGCCCATGCGAGCCCTGCCCTATGGATCTCCCATTCATGCCGAGCCAGATTGAACTCTGGCCGATCGAACGCTTGCGGCCCTATGCCCGCAATGCGCGCTTACACAGCGACAATCAGATCGCGGTGCTGGCAGCCAACATGCTCAAGTTCGGCTGGACCATGCCGTGCCTGATCTCTGACGATGGGGAGTTGATCGCAGGGCACGGACGCATCCTGGCTGCGACCCAGCTCGGGCTGAGCAAGATCCCAGTGCTGCGCCTGTCGCATCTGGATGAGGACCATCGCCGGGCGCTGCGTTTGTCGGACAACAGCGTCGCGGATATGGCGGAGTGGGACGAGCTTAATCTCGGTCTGGAAGTGATCGACCTGCAGGCGCTGGGCTTTGACACGGACCTCTTGGGCTTCTCCGACGCGTTCCTCGAGGGGCTGCTAAACGCGGCGCAAGGTGGCGATGACGCGAACGGCGGGGCGATAGAGGGCGAGGACGACATCCCTGAGCCCCCGGTTACCCCGGTGTCGGTGGCGGGTGACCTCTGGCAGCTCGGTCCGCATCGGCTGATCTGCGGGGACAGCACCAGCGCAGATGTCGTCGGACGCCTCCTCGGCGGCGTAAAGCCGCTGCTGATGGTGACCGACCCGCCCTATGGCGTGGAATACGATCCTTCCTGGCGCAACCAAGCCGGAGCCGCAAAGACGAAGCGAACCGGCAAGGTGCTGAATGACGACCGTGCAGACTGGCGCGAGGCCTGGTCGCTCTTCCCCGGCGATGTCGCATATATTTGGCATGGCGCGCTGCATGCGGCCACGGTTGCCGACAGCCTGATCGCCGCGGGCTTTGCCATCCGCTCTCAGATCATCTGGGCCAAGGATCGGCTGGTGCTCAGCCGCGGCGACTATCACTGGCAGCACGAACCGTGCTGGTACGCGGTGCGCGCCAAGGGCAAGGGCCACTGGGCAGGCGATCGCAAGCAGACGACACTCTGGCAAATCGCCAACAAGGATCAGGACGCAGCCACGGTGCACGGGACACAGAAACCCGTCGAATGCATGCGTCGCCCGATCCTGAACAACTCACGCCCCGGCCAGGCAGTGTTTGAGCCCTTCATGGGATCGGGCACCACACTGATCGCGGCCGAGACCACGGGGCGCATCTGCTACGGGGTGGAGCTCAACCCCACTTACGTTGATGTGGCCATCGAGCGCTGGCAGGCTTTCACGGGCGAGGAGGCAGTCTTGCTGGACAGCGGCGAGACCTTTGCAGCCTTAGAATCACAGCGGTTGACTGCATGACCCAATCGCGCCGGCTGTCGCTGATCGAGGCCGTCACCAATGTCGCCGTGGGCTATGTGCTGGCAGTGGTCACCCAAATCCTGATGTTCCCTTGGTTTGGCATTAACCCCAGCCTTGGCGAGAACCTTGCCATTGGCTCTGTGTTCACCGGGATCTCGCTACTGCGCAGCTATGCGCTGCGCAGGCTCTTCGAGGGGTGGCGATGATGGCAGGTTGCGGCGATCAGACCGCCGGAAGTCGGTACACGGTGCCGCGCTGATCGAGCTTCTGGACGGTGATCGGCAAACCCAGCTTTTTCTTCAGTCCGCCCGAGATTAGACCACGGGCACTGTGGGACAACCAACCGGTCGCCTCGACGATCTCGGAGATGGAAGCCCCGTCGGGCCGCTGCAAGAGCGCGATGATCTGCGCCTGCTTGGTACCGGTGCGGATTGCCACCGGCTGCGGCGTGTCGGCACCGGGCGATGTTTTGATGGGATCCTTTGCCGTCGATGCCAGTTCCAGCTTTGCCTTGCGCAGATTGGTCATGGTCGTCGCGACGACGGGCTCGATGCCGATCACAGCGAGGCCAGCTTCGGTTGCGATCAGCGTGGTGCCATGACCATCACCGGTCTCGCGCCAGAGGGGCTCGCCACGACGCAGATTGCCCTCGACCTCTTCGAGCCAACCGCGTTCGATCATCTTTGCGACCGCCATCTTCGCGGCGGCACCAGCCAATCCTTCGGGTAGCGGCATCGCAAGATTGTCGGGGCGGGTGGCGGCGCGGCTGAGGATGATGGACTGCGTATCGGTGAGCTTTGGCATCTCGGCCTCCTGTCGTTACGGGAATGTCGGGGATGGGTCAGTCGCTCTCAGCCATCGCGGCCGTCACCGCAAAATGCTGCACCCAGCCGGTCAGGTAATGCAGCCCCGCGGGTATGCCGTGATAGCGCTCGGTCTTGCGGTCGATGCGCCAGCCCTGCCAGCGGCGGATTGCGGAGGCGATGGCGGGCTCGAGCCCAATGTTGCAGCCCGTCATGTTGCCGACAACATCGTCGGCGAAGTGGCGGCCAGTATTGCTGTCCAGAAAGTCGCGGATGCCGATCATCTCGTCCTCGCTGCTGGCGCCTATGGCCTCGGCAATCATGCGCGAGGCGAGCGTCCAGACCTCTGCGCTCTGGCGGTCGCGCTCTGGGCAGACGGTCAGGGTGCGGAAGAAGCCGTAATCCTCGTTGCGGCTGGGAAGGCAGGTGTGCTTGGTCATGGTCGGGATCCTTGTCATAGAGCTTGGCGGGGCGCTGGGCCCCGCCGGTTGGGGCTCAGGCGGCGCTCAAGGTTTCGAGGGTGGCGATGTGGCTCCGCAGCGCCGCGGCCTCTTCGAGCGCAGCGTCGGCCCAGAATTCGGCGCGGGCATTGCAGGCGCGAGCAAGGCGCTCGGCGTCCTCACGGGTGAAGCGGTTGACCTTGTGCGCGCGACCATGACCCGTGCAGGTGGCGCGGTGTTTCGTGCCCTCAGGCGCGAGCGTGAAGGTCATGGGTCCGAAGTCGTCGATGACGACCCAGTTGTGCGAGGCGATCGTGGCGCAAGCGCTGGGCGCGAGGCGGGCCTCGATCTCTTCAGCGGCGTTGCGGAAGTCGGCGATCAAGGTGGCGGTGGCGTTGCTCATGGCTTTGGCCTTTCAGGTGAGTTGCATCGTTTTGGTGCGATGACCATCGCTCTGAGCGGCAGATTAACGTAGCAAAATCAGAGCAATAACCTTGCTTTATGATCACTCGATCTAGGCCGTTGCATCGACCCATGCCCCGTCCTGCCAGAGGTAGAGATGGGACAGTTCGCAGGTCGGGCGCGGCAGAATGCGAGGCGCTCGGGGCGGATCGAAACAGTCCAGCGCCTCGGTAGTAACCTGCCGGATTTCGCGGGCGGCGAGGATGTCTTCGGGGGTCCATGGGGCCAGCGCGGGCAGCATGTGGGACGGGTAACCGTCGTAGTGCGTATACGTGTGAGCCCATTCCTCGGGCCCGAGCTGAATGGCGATCTGCGCGCGCGTGCTCATGGTCGCGCCCTCAGATCAGCTGGAGGCTCGCCAGCATGGTGCTGGCGGCGGCAATCTGGGTGGTCGGCAGTTCGATCTTGATGTGGGAGATCACGTCGGAGGCGTCAGCAGTGATCCCCGCGTCGCGCAGCTCGGCCTCAATGACCTCGGCAACGACGTCTGGGCGCGTGCGATCAAAGTGGTCGGGCAGGGTAGCGTGGTCGATGCGGATGGTGGTGATGGCGATCATGTTTAGGTCCTTTCAGGGTTGGGTCTCGGCAGGGCCAGCGCGGCGGCCTGCCTCGAAGGCCGCCGCGAGAGCCGAACGGATTGCCCAGACCGCGACATCGTGAAAATCGAGCTGGTCGGAATTCCGCGTGTCGAGCGTTTCCAGGAAGAAGTGCCGTTCGGCGATTTCCATCAGCAGGGCGTCACGGGCGGCGTTGGGATGAGCGGGCTTGCGGCGTGCCATGGTGATCTCCGATCCTTGCATCAAAGGGTGCGATGCACCGGTTTCCTGAGACAAGGAATCGCTCCATCACGGAGTGTAATCAACTCAAATATTGAAACTTTCCCTTTTATTTACAATATGTTGAGGACAGACCAAACGCCATGGAAGGTATGTCCGAACGCACCTATGCCGAGCATGCCGAGATCTCACGCGGGGCCGTGCAGAAGGCGCGCAAGACCGGTCGGCTGGTGCTTTTTGCAGACGGGTCCATCAACGCGTTGGCGTCGGATGCGCGGCGCGGAGTGATGACCGATCCCGATCAGCAGATGCGCTCGCGCGGCGGGTTTGGGGCTGGCGAGGGCGCTGTCGCAGGGCCTGGCGACAGCACCTCCTATCTGAAGGCGCGTACGGCGCTCACCGTTTACCAGGCGCAGGAACGGCAGCTCTCGATCCAGAAGAAGAAGGGCGTGCTGGTCGACCGCGCGCGCGCCGAAACGCTGGTGTTTCGCCTCGCGCGCCAGGAGCGCGACACTTGGGTCACCTGGCCCACCCGCGTGGCAGCACTCATGGCCGCGCAGTTGTCCGCAGAGTTGGAGAAGGCATCGGGCAGACCCGTGACGATCGAGACTGCGATCCTGCAAAGGGTGCTGGAAACCCATGTCCGAGAGCAGCTCGACGCCCTCGCAGACCTCAGGGTCTCGCTTGCATGACAGGGAAGGAGAAGATGACGACGACCTGACCGAAGGCCTCGATCTCGGGTTTGACGGTGCCCAGGACATCTTGCGTGCCTGGCGCCGGGGCATGCGGCCCGATGCTGATCTGACCGTGTCAGAATGGGCGGACAAGCATCGTTGGCTGTCGTCGCGGGCGGCAGCAGAACCAGGTCGGTATCGCACGGCGCGCGCGCCCTATCTTCGCGAGATCATGGATGCGCTTTCGCCAAACAATCCGGCGCAGCGCATCAGCTTCATGAAGGCTGCGCAGGTCGGTGCGACCGAGGCTGGCAACAACTGGATCGGCTTTGTGATCCACCACGCACCCGGCCCGATGCTGGCGGTGCTGCCCACGGTCGAGATGGCAAAGCGGACATCGCGGGGCCGGATCGATCCGCTGATTGAAGACAGCCCTGCGCTGAAAGAACGCGTGCAGCCGGCGCGCTCACGCGATGCCGGCAATTCGATGCTGTCGAAGGAGTTCCCAGGCGGCATTCTGGTGCTGACCGGTGCGAACTCGGCCACGGGGCTGCGCTCGATGCCCGCGCGCTATGTGTTTCTGGATGAGGTCGATGCCTATCCGGCATCGGCAGACGAGGAAGGTGATCCGGTCACGCTGGCCGAAGCGCGCACCACGACCTTCGCGCACAGGCGCAAGGTGTTCATGGTCTCGACCCCGACCATCCGCGGGCTGTCGCGCATCGAGCGAGAGTTCGAGGCCAGCGATCAGCGGCGGTATTTCGTGCCCTGCCCGCATTGCGGCCAGATGCAATGGCTGCAGTTCGAGCGACTGCGCTGGGCCAAGAGGAAGCCGGAAACTGCGGCCTACGCCTGCGAGGGTTGTGACCGGCAAATTGCCGAGCACCACAAGACGGAAATGCTGGCGCGCGGGGAATGGCGGGCGACAGCGACCAGTGCTGATCCCAACGCGATCGGCTTCCACCTCTCGGCACTCTACTCGCCGATCGGCTGGAAGAGTTGGGAACAGATCGCGCGCGACTGGCTTGCGGCACAGGGCTCGGACGAGATGCTGCGTGCGGCGCGCAACACGCTTCTCGGCGAGACATGGGTTGAAAGCGGCGATGCGCCGGAGTGGCAGCGGCTGGCAGATCGGCGTGAGACCTTCCGCGCACAGGTCCCCGCAGGCGGCCTTTTCCTCACGGCGGGGGCCGATGTGCAGAAGGACCGCATCGAGGTCGATATCTGGGCCTGGGGCCGCGGCCTGGAAAGCTGGCTGGTCGATCACATCGTCATTCCGGGCGGACCGGGTGACCCTGCCTGCTGGCAGGGGCTGACCGCGTCGCTCGGACAGACCTGGGGGCATGAAAACGGCGCCGTTATGCCACTGGCCAAGCTGGCGATCGACACCGGGTATGAGACCTCTGCCGTCTACGCTTGGGCGCGGGCGCAGGGCATTGCGCAGGTGGCACCCGTCAAAGGCTTGGAGGGGTTCAACCGGGCGACCCCAGTGTCGGGGCCAACCTTTGTCGATGCCACGTTGAATGGTCGGAAGCTCAAGCGCGGGGCACGCCTTTGGACGGTGGCGACTGCCACCTTCAAGGCGGAAACGTATCGCTATCTGCGGATAGAGCGGCCGTCCGAGCCAGAGGCGCCGATACCGGCGGGCACGATCCACCTGCCCGACTGGGCGGACAGCGAATGGCTCAAGCAGCTCGTGGCCGAGCAACTGGTCACGATCCGCGACCGGCGCGGCTACGCTCGCCAAGAATGGCAAAAGATGCGCGAACGGAACGAGGCCCTCGACACACGGGTCTATGCCCGGGCCGCCGCCTGGATCCTCGGCGCCGACCGCTTCGACGAACGCATGTGGCGGCAGTTGGAGAAGCAGGCCGGCGTGGAAACAGCTGTCCCAGCACAGGGTGCCGAGCCCGAGAAATCGATGGAACCACAAGCGGGGCGCATTAACGCCCCCCGGCGGCGCGGCTGGCAGATCAGCACGCCCAAATACATGGAATGATGAATGACCCTCGACGAGCTGAAACTCCGCCACAGCGCGCTCATGGCGGCGCGCTACAGCGGCACGCGGTCTGTGAGCTATGACGGCAAAACCGTCAATTACGGCACCGATGCCGAGCTTGCCGCCGCGATCAGCGATGCGGAACGGCGTATTGCGAAACTAGAGCGCGGCGCTGGGCGTGTGCTCCGCCCCTTCGCCGCAAAGGATCTGTGATGAACTGGCGGCAGCGCCTTGGCGCGTTCATTGGTGGCTTTGATGCCGGGCAACACCATCGGCGCCTGCGCGGGTTCCAGGCGACACGCGCGCATGTGAACGCGCTGATCGCGGCATCGGGCCCGGACATCACCGCACGTGCCCGCTGGCTTGTCCGCAACAATGGCTATGCCGTGAATGCGGTGGAAAGCTGGGCGGCCAATACCGTGGGCGATGGGATCAAACCGATCTCGAAACTGGCCGATTCTGCACGCAAGGAAGAGTTGCAGCGGCTGTGGCTCGCTTGGACCGATGAGGCCGATGCCGAGGGACTGACAGACTTCTACGGGTTGCAGCGGCGCACGGCGCGTGAGGTGTTCCTGGCAGGTGAAGTCTTTGTTCGGATCAGGCCGCGGCGGGTGGAGGACGGCCTCACGGTACCGCTCCAACTCCAGATGCTTCCCTCGGAAATGCTGCCACTGCATGAAACCGGCGTGGCGCGAAATGGCAATGCCATCCGCCAGGGGATCGAGTTCGATCGGATCGGCCGGCGCGTCGCATATCATTTCTTCCGCCGCCATCCGGGCGACAGCACCGATCCTGGACTGTCTGGAGAAATTGTCCGGGTACCCGCCTCGGAGGTGATCCACGTCATCGACCCGGTGGAAGGCGGCCAGCTGCGTGGCGTATCGAAACTGGCCCCGGCCATCGTGAAGCTCTTTCTGCTGGATCAATACGACGACGCCGAGCTCGACCGCAAAAAGGTCGCCGCGATGTATGCGATGTTCGTGACCTCGCCCGCCCCAGAGAACCCGCTTGCACCCTTGGACGACGAGGAAATGCCCGCAGGCGTCGAGATCAGCCCGGGTCAGATCGTCCGGCTCGATCCAGGTGAGGATGTGACCGTTGGCCAGCCGGCTGACAGCGGGGCAACCTATGAGCCGTTCCAGTACAGGACGCTGCTGCAGATTTCGGCTGCGCTCGGGATCCCCTATCCCTACCTCGCCAATGACATGGTGAAGGGGAACTTCTCGAACTCACGCCTGGCGCTGATCGAGTTCCGTCGGCGGGTTTCTGCTTGGCAGCATTCGGTGATGGTCTACCAACTCTGCCGACCGGTCTATGCGCGCTGGCTTGATCTGGCGGTGCTGTCCGGCGCGCTGGCCCTGCCCGGTTATGAGGCCGAGCGCCCACGCATGCTGGCCGCGGATTGGCTCCCCACGAAATGGGACTGGGTCGACCCGCTGAAGGATGCCAATGCCGAGATCGCGCAAATCGAGGCGGGTCTCAAATCCCGCACCCAAGCCATCGCAGAGCGGGGCTATGACGCTGAGCAGGTTGATCGCGAGATTGCCGCAGAGCGGGAACGCGAGCGCGCGCTGGGTCTTGATTTCCGCCGGCCGGGCTCGCCCGCGCAGGGCGTCCATGCCGTACCGACCAGGGGAGAACAACCAGACACCGACGATGAAGCTGATGATGCGGAAGATCTCCCCCGCGCTGATGAGGACCAACCCTGATGCTCCATGCACGGATTG